AGTACCCAACACAGAACCGAACGTCTATTCAGGATCACCTGAACCGCAGCGTAAACGGCGAACCATAGGGAGTGTTACATGGCAAAGAACAAGACGACACCGGCAGCCATCGAACGCGCTAAGCGTCGGGGGCAGGCTTTGGAACTGCGAGCGGCGGGACGGAAGTATCGGGAGATAGCGGATGCCCTTGGGTACTCGTCGCCGCAGCACGCTCACCGGGATGTCAAAACCGAACTGGATGCGTTGGTGAAAGAGCCAGCGATGGACGTGCTGGCTGAGGAACTGGACAGGCTGGACAAGATGTTGCAGGGGCTTTGGTCGGAGGCTCGCCGGGGAAACATCCATTCGGTTGACCGGGTGCTTCGCATAATGGAGCGCCGGGCTCGATACCTGGGGCTAGATGCGCCTGACCGGGTTGCGGTGGAGGCCACGGTCCGCACGACCATTGAGATCGCTTCTGAGATTGAAGCCATCGCCCGAGCCATTCAGGACGGGGATGAGGAGATCAAGTAGCCAAGCATGTTTCATTTGCAGCCATCCTTAGGCCCTCGGATAACGGGAGCCCCAGCCGCCCATCTCCGGGCCGACGAAGCCCGTCAGCGGGCAATACGGGGACGTAAACGCCGGGTTTCGAGTGAACCAGGGCGCTAAGGCAACAATGGACGACCAAACAGAGTTATGTGAAGGGGGGCACCAGTGGGAGCCGACAGGCGTAGTTCAGCAGATCAACAACACCCAACACCTGAAGTGGGTGCTTTGCCAGAAGTGCAGGAAGCAGGAGTTCAGGGTGAAGGAATGACCTTTCACGAATGGTGGCAGATGGGCAAGGACCAAGGATGGGCAGGTGAGGGTTACTGTGAAACCCATGATGGGACACCCTGGTCCAACGAGGAGTCTCAACTGTTCGACATGGACGAGGACCCGTGCGTCCCAGCACTCCGCGTCTATCCGACAGGCCGTGCGTTAGTCGAAGCGCAGGTGACCGAACTGTTAGTTGACCTCAGCGTCAATGACTGATGGCTACCGTTCAAGAACGACTGAGGGCTCTCCCTGCTGACGCCTTAGGGCGTGTCCGGTGGAGGCTCCAGGCGCGCCCCAACCAGTTGCCGCCACCGGGCGACTGGTTCCTCTGGCTCGTCGTCGCTGGACGTGGCTTCGGCAAAACCCGTCTGGCTGCTGAGTGGCTGGCCGAACAGATGGTCACCCGACCGATGACCCGGTGGGCCATTGTGTCCCCCACCTACGGGGACGGCAAGGACGTTTGCATCGAAGGCGAGTCCGGGCTGTTGTCAGTCCTGGACCAATCAGTCAGGTCATACAACCGGACCGCCACCGAAGTCACCCTTGACAACGGCTCCAGAGCGAGGGTCTACCCGGCCATCACCCCGGACCGGCTCCGAGGCCCTCAGTTCCACGGCGCATGGTTAGATGAACCCGCCGCCTTCAGGTACGGGATGCAAACGTGGGACACCCTTCAGCCAGCCCTCCGCTTAGGAACCCCGAAGGTCATCGTGACGGGAACCCCGGCACCGGTCCCGCTGATGCGTTACCTGATGGGACTGGTGGACGGTGAACGCGTCGTATCGACCCGAGGGCGCACCCTGGACAACGCTATGAATCTGCCTCCGACGCTTCTAGAGGAACTTCAACTTCGGTATGGCGGCACCCGCCTCGGTAGACAGGAGTTGGAGGGCGAACTGCTGGAGGATGTCCCCGGCGCTCTATGGACTTATGAACTGGCGACCCGTAACAGGGTCAAGGAGATACCGGACCTGAAACGAATAGTGGTTGCCGTGGACCCGGCCATCACCGGCAGAGAAACGTCAAACGAAACGGGCATCGTCGTCGCTGGGGTGGATGCCGCAGGCTTCGGATACGTCCTCGCTGACTACTCGATCCAGGGTTCACCGCTGGAGTGGGCTCGCCGGGTGGTTTCCGCTTACCACGAATGGAAGGCTGACGCCATCGTCGCTGAGGTCAACCAAGGGGGCGACATGGTTGTGCAGACGATTCGGACAGTGGACCCAAACCCACGGGTCAAGAAGGTTGTGGCGAAGCGAGGGAAGGCACTCAGGGCTGAACCCATCGTGTCCTTGTACGAGCAGGATCGCATCTTCCACGCTGGGATCTTCACGAGTCTTGAGGAGCAGATGGCTTCTTGGGTGCCTGAAACCGGGGAGTCACCTGACCGGTTGGATGCCCTCGTGTGGGCCTTCACGGATCTGGTGATTACACCCCGTCAGGCTCCGACGGTTGTGCCTTCCAGTCTGGAGCAGGTCAACCCCTGGCAGCCCGTCTAGCCGTCAGGCTCCGAACTCAGCCACAGTCGCTGCCGTCGCTGCTTCGTAGTTCCCGCCGTTTGCCTGGACTGCCCGCCCGTAGAACTCGATCATGGCGGCGGTCTTGCGGCGTGCCTGCTGCTCGGGGCTGTTCTGGAACGCCTCCTCGGCTGCCGTGTGCTCGGCCCGCATTGCAGCCACCTCGGCCACGGTCACGGACGGGTTCACAGCATTCGCTACCTGCTCGTCGGTCATGGTGGTTCGTACCATCATGGCTACCATCCCTCGCTGTGCTTTCCTCATGGTCCCTCCTCGGGTCCTGCTGTCATCCACAGTTAGTAACCTATCACCACCCGACCCACTTGTCAACCCCGGTTGGCGCTCCGGTTGTGAGCGTTCACAGGGAGGGTCCGATGAGCGTTCACTACGACCCTCAGGTCCTCCACTCCGACCCCGTGATCCTGGTCAGAGTCCGCAATCTCAGCGACCCGCTTCAGTAGAGCCCGGTACATCGCCTTCCAGAAGTCGGGATCATTCACGGGACGGCCCATCCTTCTCGGAGCAGGGGGCGCAGACGGCCTGCTTGTTGTAGATCGACAGTTTTGTCTTGCAGTCGGGACGGTCACAGATTCGCACGGTGCTCTCCCGGTGACGCTTCTTTGATACCCGTTCACTCATCAGTTGACCTCCACGGTGAAGCCCTTGGACTTGCTGTGCCGAAGGTACACGGTTCTGCCGTCCTCCCGCTTGCAGGTGATGGAGCCTCGAACCGGCCAGTTAGAAGCGACCCGGATTGAGGTGTAGCGGGAGACTTCACGGTCCCCGTTCACGCGGCCCTTCACGGTCCAACCGTGGTCGGCCATACCTCGGATGCGGTGATACCAGCCAGGTCGCACGCCCCGCTTGATAGCGAGGTCGGCTACGTCAACCGGGTTGTAGGTGGTGGTCGTGGTCATGCCGGTGCCTCCACCAGATAGGCGCTCTCTACCGTGAAGGGGCTCGGTCCCGGCCCGGCCACGGTGAGTTCAGCAGCGTGGCGCATCCCCAGAATGTTGGGGTACCGGTAACTCCGGTTGCGGACTTGGTAGGTCCCGTCTGACTTGCGGACGGTCAGGGCGTATTGGATGTCGGCCCGCTGGCTTGTGAACTTCGTGCCTGTCCGGCTCGTGGTGTAGGTGTAGGTCATGGGTCCTCCTGGGCTGCTGCTGTTATCCACATACGCAACCTATCACCACCACGACCCCGTGTCAACCCCGGTTGGGAAAGTGGGGTTACCCCCATTGACGACCCGCCAAGCGTCAGATACCTTAGGCTTTGCAAGTGGCCCCCTGGCCGCTGCATCCACGGAGCGTGAACCCGGCCTAACCGCTGGGTTCTCGCTTCATAGAGTAGGGTTGCCATGTGACTGACACCGTTGACGCCGGAGCGGGCGCAGACCCATACCTGAAGGTCAAGAACACTGAGTTCTTGGAAATCGGGTCCTCCGGCCTCGTCCAGTTCGGCGGCGAGGTCAAAGACGAGTTCCTTCGCAGCCTTCAGGGGCAAACCGGGTACCGGACCTATCGGGAGATGGCCGACAACGACCCGGTAGTCGGAGCGATCCTCCATGCCATAGACATGCTCGTCCGCTCAACCGACTGGCGCATGGAAGCCTCGGACCCCGACAACCCGCGCTCAATCGAAGCAGCGGAGTTCGTATCCGGGTGCCTGGACGACATGAGCCAGTCGTGGACCGAAACCCTGTCCGGCATCCTCACAA